CTGGTTGCATCGCAATCGCATAATTCACGCCCATCGTTGCTGAACCAGTTGTGTCGTCCCAGCCCTCTAAGACGAGGGTTGGCATGGCCGCAATATGTAGCGCGTGGATAAGGTCGGCTTGTCGCTGATAATGCGTGATATTTAGATTGGCAATGTCCAGCAGAGGTGGTTGAGATACAAGGAGACCTCGGCGGTTGCTGTAGATGGGGACAAGGGGGATTTCGTCGAGGCTGTAGCCGCCGGTCGCGGTAAACTCGACGATTTCTTGGCCCAGCGTGTAGAGGTCGTAGCGGCCGGGGTAGATCACCCGCATTTCCTCGACCTGCTCTTCGCCGAATTCGTTCAGAGGGCGAACGTCGTAATCGTGGATGCGTACCTGCAACAGGCGGTTTGTGCCGGATTCCTTGCGCCAACCCCAGATTTGTGGGGCGTCAACATGCACAAAGTATGGGCGGCGGCCCATTGCGCGTTCCTCCGCCAGATTGCGAGCTTCGCTCGCTGCCGGGTAGTCCACCAAAATGGCGCTATGGCCGTAGGTAAGACTGCTTACTAATGCGCGACGGGCATATTCGTTGATGTTCGAGCCAAGGCCGTCGATGTTTTCCGCAAGTTCCAGCCAATATGCGTCGCCTTCGATGTGGATCGGTTTGCGCAGAATTGCGCCGGCGGCAGTCTCGATTAAACGGCTGGTATAAGGACTCAGCACACTGCGATCGACGCGGGTTTGGTAAGCGTCGTCGTCTTCGCGGGGTTCCTGAGGCAAATACGTTTCACTGAGGTCACGGATGTAATTCGTGCCACGGGTTACTGCAGCCATTACGCTCCAGTCCGGCATCATGCCGATGACTTCGAGGCTGCGGACAAACGGCGATTCGCTGACTACAGCTCCAGTTGGTGGGATATTGGCGCTGTAGACCACGGCTAGGCTCCTACTTTGTACCTATTTTGGCACTTAATCGTCGTCATCTTCCTCGTCGTCTGGATCCGCAATGGGAACCAGCACTTCGATGCCTTGCGCCAGCATTGAGACAAAACCGCCCAAAATTTCTGGATTTTGGGGTGATTTGAATACAAATGTGGCGTGGGTCAGGCCGTCTTCAGCGTCGATTTCGATGTGAACACAGCCGCCGTTGACTGTTTGAATTGCCATTATTTGCGCTTCTTGACTGTCTTAGCTGCCGCTTTGAAAGCTGCTGCCGTGGGTGCACCTTTCGTGCCAGGTTTGCGCATTTTTTCGCCGCTGCCGGCGGCAATGCGTTTGCGTTTTGCTTGGATATTGGCGTAAAGACCGCGTTTTGCCATTACTTCTTCCTCTTTTTCTTGCTCATGCCGGCTTCACTCATCGCAATGGCGATTGCTTGTTCGCGGCTGGTTACTTTTTTGCCCGAACTTGACTTAAGTGCGCCAGATTTATACTCTGACATCACTTTTTTTACCTTTTTTTGGCCTTTGCTGGGTTTTTTGGCCGCCATTAGTGCACCAGACGGATTTACCACACACGATAGTTGGTCTTGCCGAGACTTTCTGGCTTCGCAAGGTTAAATGTCTGCAGGCATAGGTATCCCAAAGCGTCGAATGCGTGGTCCACACCCAAGTTTTTGTTGGGGAGCCCCGTTCCAGGGGCGTAGGTGAGTGTGCGGAGGGATTTGATTAGTTCCTTGCACTTGGGGTGGATAAATAAACGGCGGGTTCCAGTGGCGTCGAGTAGTGCCGTGTTGACGCATGTGATCTTGTCGCGGATTTTCCAGGGGTTGCGCGGACTGGATACCGTAAAACCTGACTTGCGGAGGATGTTGTGGTCGGTTGCTCCAACGCCGCTGGTTTTGCGGGCGCCGCCGGTTGGATCTGGGCAGGCAATGATTCGGCGCTCCACGCCGTAGCGGGATTGGATTTCTTCGCATAGGTCCCAGGTGGTGGCGCCGCCGGTCATGATGATCTCGTCGAAAACCCAGAGAACGTCGCCTTTTTTGACCGCGCATACTGCGCTCATCGGGTCCACGTTGAAATCCACCCCAAGCAAGAGGGGTAAAACCGGGAGGTCTTGGACCACCTTGTCGATGTTGTCGTCCGAAAAGCTGATCGCGACCAAGCCGCTGAGGTTTTCAAAGCTTGCCTCAAATTCTTGGCGGAATGTGCGGGGGTCGAGTTGGCTGCGGGCGGCTTCGATTTCTTCCGCCGGGACGTTATCGCCGTCGATCGTGGTGAATTGCCACCGCTGCCAATCCTTGTCGCCCTCCTCGCAATAACACCAGAGGTCGTAAAACCAGCTGGCTGTTCCATCCGGGGTGGAAATGAATAGTGCCCAGCCTTGTTTGTCCGCTAAAGCTGGGCGGATCACTTCGAACCAGACTTCCGCGTCCATAAATGCGGCTTCGTCGAGCACGACGCCAGCCAAACTGCGGCCGCGCAGTGCCATTGCGTTTTCAGTGCCCTTCAATTCGATCGTGCTGCCGTTCACCAGCTCGATCTTCAAGTCCGTCTCGTTCTTTGATTTGATCCAGGCTTTCGGGACTAGGCGTTTCATTACCTTCCAGGCAATGTCTTTCGCCATCCGGTATGTAGGGGCGGCATAAAAGAAGGTTTCGCCCGGCCTTTCGATCGCCCCGCGCAATAACTCGATACATGACAAGTAGCTCTTGCCGAATCGGCGGCCCGCTACCAATACTCTGAAGCGTTTTCGACTGGAGAAAACTTCGCCTTGTGCATAGCGAAGAGTTAATGCTCCAGCTGAATCGGGCATATTTTTGTAGGTGGGTACTTTCTAGCGTATTACAGGAATCGAACCCCTGCCCCGGTGTAGTACAGAAGAAGAAATTGAGGATATGTCAGTAGGTTCCCTGGGTGGCGTTACGCCGCAGGCAGCGCCGAACCCTACCCCCTAGTGCGTCTGTACTAGCCCGCCAGGAGGCGGCGCACCGTGGTGCGTGAGCAGCCGAGGCGGTCGGCGATGGCTTGCTGTGTCATGCCGTTGCGGCGCCAGCGTTTTGCGCGTTGTTGCCGTGACTCGCTGGCCCATGCCAGCACGATGAGGGGAAGGAGGATCAGCGCCAGCAAGACCGCTGCGCATGTGGTGATGGTGGCCATGGTGTGGCGTGTTGTTCGCTAGTATTGTAGCACAGCAGAGCCGCGTGGTGCGGCCCTACTGTCACATTGTGTAACACCAGCAGAGCTTATCTGCCGAGCACAACCAGCCGGCATTCTGCAGCCGATCGGCCGGAAGCCTCGCAGCGTGCCAGTTGGCGGCTGTTGTCTATGCCCATCGCAACGATGGCGGCGACGATGGCACCGCAGGCCAGCAAGTAGCCGAGGGATCCGCGTTCGGTGTTGGTCATTGGGAAGCGTGATTTGCTTACGTCCCGTATTGTAGCACAACAGCCGCAGGCGTCAACCCTGGCGCTTGTCTTCCACCGTGATATTGAGCGTAGGGGCAGCCGCTGCTTGCTGTTCGGGTGCAGCCTCGCCAATCACCGCGCCCATGTCTTTGAGCAGCATCGCCACCGTCTGCAACTGGCCTTTCGCCATGGCTTTACGGCAGGCAGATAGCCTCAGTGCCTGGATTTGGTTCAGCAGATCACCTCTCGTTGCAATTTGCTCCGTTTTAAGCATCTCTGCTGCGCGGCTATAGTCGTCATCCGCTGTCCGGACAGACACGCCGAACCGATCCGCTAGTTTCTGCGTTATCTGCCTACGTGTGCCACCATTCAAGATCTCGGCGTAGCACCAGTTCGCCCGCTCTTCTACGCGTACGCTTGACCCCTTGCCACCACGCCAACGCTTTGACTCGTCATTGGCAACGGTCGTAGATTTAGTTACTTCCAACTCGTCTGAATCGGGCACCGTTTGAGTCACAAACTCTATAGTCCAATGCTAACCTCTCCTGCTGTCACGTTTGCAGCGAAAAGCCCGACCTACTGGCCGGGCCGTTGATCGATGGGGGTGCCAGTCAACAAAACGTGAATACGTAGCCTTTATCGGTACTGGCTTTGCTGATGAGGCTATAAGCCGGCGCACCATTGAGACTGCTCAGCTGCTGCATCCAAGCAACGGCAGCCGCCACGTGATTTTGGCCGGTGGTGAGCGCATGGCGCCAGCTGTAAGCCTTGCTGCCCTTGCGGCTGCCGACAAACGAAACCAGTACGCGGGCACCCTTGGTGTTGGTGGGTCCTACGTAACGGGTTTCAACTGTCCAGCAGTAGCCGGTGTTGGCCTCAAGTTCGCGGATATCCAAGATGGATAGCTTAGCATCGGCGGCAAAGTTCCGGCCGTTGCGGGTCGCGGGGGTGATGATCATGGGTGAGCCTTGGTAGGGTTTGCTCGTGTGTGAGTGTAGAACCGGAAGCGGCCAGCCGTCAAGCGTTGCAGGCTAGGTAGACACGGCCGTCATCTCCAACGTAAGCGCCGATCTCGCCCTGCTGCACCGCTAGCGATTCCAGTGCTAGGCAGCAGTCACGCTCGGGCCCATCGTTCCAGCGGTCGGCCATGCTGACGCCGTGACCGTCACGCGCCAACACGTAGGAGTGTTCCACGCGGTCGGCGCCTAGCAGATCCTCTAGCGCCAGTTGGCCTAGGCCGTGACTGATCATCACGTCATCGGCAAGATCACGCCAGCTGTAGAACTGCGTGTTCAGCGCTTCCATGTCCTCTCTCCAGGCTGCGGTTAGGTCGTGGTGGCGTTCCAGGGGTTCGCCGTCGCTATCGGTCGTGGCCCATAGGATCGTCTGCCATAGTTCGGCGTCGACCATAGAGGGACGCCAGCCGGCAAATTCTGCGGGGTGGATGGTGCGTTGTTTCATGGTGCCTCGTTTGGCTTGTGGGTACTGTAGCAGTTTAAGCGTAGGGTTCGAGTCCTAGCCAAGTGCGGACGCGATTGATGCGAGCGTAGGTCGCAGCGGTGCCGTAACGCTTCCAGTAGGCAGCTTGTGCGG